GTACCTGATTTAGAAACTGCTACATCGTTTTTTCAAATGATGTTAAGCGAAGGTCAAGAAGGTATTATCCTTAAAGATGCTAAATCTATCTGGGAAAATAAACGATCCAAAGGGCAAATAAAATTTAAAGGAGAGTTGGAAACTGATCTAAGAGTCGTTGACATTCAATTGGGAACTGGCAAATACGAAGGTATGCTTGGTGCTATTGTATGCGAGTCAAGCGATGGTATCGTAAAGGTCAACGTCGGTTCGGGATTTAATGATGAACAGCGAAAAACGCTCGATTATATCGGTAAAATTGTCGCTGTGAAATATAACGCAAGGATTAAAAATAAACAAGGCGAAGAGTCGTTATTTTTGCCTGTATTCGTGGAAGTTAGAGAAGATAAAAATGATGCTGATTCTAGCGGAGAAATTAAATGAAAGTAGCAATCAATAGTTATTATGGCGGGTTTGATTTATCCAAGGAAGCACTTGCGAGATATGAAGAATTAGGAGGAGTTGGTTTTCAAAGAAATGATCCAATCTTGATTCAAGTTATCGAAGAATTGGGCGAAGATGCTAATGGCGATTTTGCTGAACTGAAAATTGTAGAAATTCCAGACGATGTCGAATGGTTTATCGAAGAGTACGACGGCATGGAATGGGTAGCAGAAAAACACCGAACTTGGAGATAAAAATGAAATATAGAATTAAATTTGTACCGAAGGGAAGAGTCCATAGTTGGTTTGCGATTTTCCCATACAAAGCAACAATGGATTTATACATTTCCCAATATAAAAAGTTCGGTATCTGGTGGAACATTTACCAGTGGAGCGGAACCGAAGACGCAGCAAGAGAATCTATTGAAAAATATAAAAAATCAACAGTAATTATTGAGGTAGAATGATGAAAGAACATACAACATTAACAATGCCAACCGAATTGACTGGCGATGAAACCATTCTGTACCAAACAAGAGTTAATGACAGAATTGTTACTCATTTACCAATGGCCGCGAATAAATTGAACTGGACAAACGATTTATATTTCGGTAGAATTCTGAATTATAAAGTCCTATCTAATTGATTTTATAAATAGTGTTTAAATCTATTATGCCCCGACCGAAAATATATCAATTAAATAATATTTGGTACTGCGAGTTGAATAACGTTAAGGCGCAAGGTTCAACTTATTACGAAGCGTACTTAAATTATTTACTACAACAAGCATCGTCGAACCTTCACCCAGACGAATTACACTTTTAACGCAATCCCCGAAAGGGGATTTTTAGTTCTTTACTTTCTCGACGTTACGCGGTAAAATAACTTTTACAATAAATCATGGAGATAATATGAAATTTGGTGTGATTGGCAGCAGATCTTTTGAAGATTATGACCTGTTAAAAAATGAATTGACGAAACATGACATAACCTGTATAATTTCAGGCGGCGCGAAAGGCGCGGATTCCTTAGCGGAACAATATGCTTTTGAACATAACATCCCTACTACGATCCACAAACCTGATTGGTCTATAGGAAGACATGCTGGATTTTTAAGGAATAAAACTATAGTAGAAGAATCCGATCGAATAATTGCATTTTGGGATGGGACTTCTAAAGGAACTCTTTCATCAATAAACTACGCTAAAAAATATGGAAAACCAACAATTATTATCCAATATAATAAAATTTAAACCTAACGGGGATTTATTTCTTGCGAAGGGTAAAAATGTTCTTAATGTAGAAACATATTCAGTCGGTAATTACTCCGACGTAGAAACATTAAAAATATTAAAACTCCAGTTTTCCGAAACTTCTGAAAACGCCAAGTTTATAAAAACCAATATAATTCCAAAATTATCGTCTAAATTCAATAACATTGATGTAATAGTATATCCATATTCTTCATCTAAATTGTTAAAATTCTTTAGCGAAGAATTGGCGAAACAAACTAATTGTAAAACAATACCGGATGCGTTTATTAAATCTTTACCGTCTGAGATATCAATTGATACTAATGGCGTTGTATTGGAGTTAAAAACTTTAAAAAGTTTATATAAAATTATAGAAACCGCAGAAACTAATGGTTATTTTGAGTTGAAAAAAGTTCCTTTGCAATTCAGAAATTTTTTTACCGGTTATATTAAATTATCAAAAGATTCAAATTCTTTTATCGATAAAAATGTATTAGTTGTTGATGACGTTTTATCTTCCGGTTCTACCATTTCAGAAATTTATAAAATATTATACGCTAACGGTGCTAAATCTATTACCGGCGTTACATTGTTGAAGAAAAGATAATTTATTATTTTATATTATGGAGACAATCATGAAAGTTGTACAAAATACAGTTTATGGACGCCGCGCGTCATTTACTCTTCCTAAAGTCGCGTTGAAAAAATACAGAGAGCTTGGCGGCGAAGACATAACAACGCGTTACGACCCCATCTTGATTCAAATCGTCGAAGAGTTTGGTAACTCTATAGACAATAAAAAGAGCAAATTGATTGTCGTTGATGTTGGTTTACGCAACGGCGGCAGTTCAGAAATGAAATTAGTAATTTGAGGTGAAAATGTTTGCGTTCGATATAGAAACCTTAGGTGCGGAATCAACGTCTGTTATCCTGTCATACGCGATCGTTTATTTTGATCCGGATACAAAACCAACCTATCAACAACTGTTAGACAAAACTTTATTTGTCAAATTGGATGCTAAAGATCAAATCAAAAACTATAAACGAACTATATGTAAAGACACCTTAGAATGGTGGTCTAAACAGCACGAATACATTCAAGGTATAAGTCTGACGCCAAAACCAGATGACGTTTCTGCCGTTGGCGCATTCAGAATGTTATCTGAATACATCCGTAGAGTTCCGAACGCTGAGAATCAAACCTTCTGGCAACGTGGATCGTTGGATCAAGTAGTTCTGGACAGTTTATGTCGAGCGCTTTACGAAGAACCAATTGTAAGGTATAGTAATTGGAGAGATGTAAGAACTGCTATTGATATTTTGTATGGATCAACCAACGGTTATGTTGAAATTGATCATCCTGAATTTAACAAAGATTTAGTATTAAAACATCATCCATCTCATGACATCTGTTTAGATGTCATGCAACTACTTTATGGTAAGGAGAAACATGTCTAATTTTTATACGAATGTCATGGTTAATGGCGATAATATATTCGCACGCGGTGTGGAAAACGGGAAGAAATTTATTCGCAAGGAAGAGTTTTTCCCGACGATGTATCTAAAATCAAAAAAACAAACCGTTTGGAAAACTTTATACGACGAACCTGTAGAAGAATTGAAAGCAGGTTCTAATCGCGAAACCAGAGACTTTTTGAAACGGTATGAAGAGGTCGAAGGATTTTCTGTATATGGCAATAACAACTATGTACAACAATACATTTCCGATAATTACAAAAACGACGTTGTTTATGACATCGATAAGATCCGCGCGGTTTCGATAGATATTGAAACGACTGTGGAGTCGGGGTTCCCTAACATAAGAACCGCCAATGAAGAAATTCTGCTGATCACTCTAATTGATTGTAGAACTTATAAGAGCGTTTGTTTTGGAAGTCGCCCTTGTAATTACGAAGATACCGATTCATCCAAATACATTTTATGCAGTAACGAAGAATCATTACTGAAAAACTTTCTGATGTATTGGCAAGCAAACTATCCTGATATTATTACGGGGTGGAATACGGAACAGTTCGATAATGTATATCTTATTAATAGAATTAAACGGGTTCTAGGCGATTCTTATGCCAAAAAACTTTCCCCTTGGAATATGTTATTTGAACGGAAAGTTAAAATTCGGGGTAAAGAAGAACAAATTTATGACATCTGTGGTATTGCTTCGTTAGATTACCTAGAACTGTATAAGAAGTTTACATATAATAAACAGGAATCATATTCATTAGATTTTATCTGCGAATATGAACTTGGCGAAAAGAAATTAGAAAATCCAGGTGATACTTTTAAAGAGTTTTATACAGACCATTGGAATACGTTCGTTGAGTATAATATTCGCGACGCGGCGTTGGTTGTTAAGTTAAATGACAAAATGCGATTACTTGAATTAGTTATGACTATCGCTTATCAAGCAAAAATCAATTACGAAGACGTATACAGTCCAGTAAAAACTTGGGAAGCAATCATCTACAATTATTTACGCCAACGTAATATAGCAATTCCTCAGTCAAAATTCGGCGGTAAATCAGAGCAGTTCGAAGGCGCTTATGTCAAACCGCCGTTGATTGGGTTCCATAAATCGATTGCGTCATTTGATTTAAACTCTCTGTATCCGCATCTTATTATGCAGTATAATATGAGTCCAGAAACAATTACCGATATACGAATTCCTTGTTCCGTCGACGAGTTATTAGAACGTAAGGTTGACACGTCGGTAATCGAACCCTATAACGTAGCATTGACTGCAAACGGTTGGTGTTATACTAAGGAGAAGAAAGGGTTCCTCCCTCAGTTGATGGAAAACATGTATGTAGACCGTTCTAAAGCAAAGAAACAAATGCTTAAATTAGAACAGGAATATGAACACATTAAACAAGAGATTAAAATCCGTTCTTTAAAATCAAATCCAAACGTCTGATTCGATATAATTATAATCGTCAAATGGAATTATTTGTAAACCAAATTTCGTTAAAATATTATGAGTTTCAATATTTTTTGGATTTGATTTGAAAGTTTTTAATGCATTGATTGTTGCTTTTAATCTATTTTTGCGCTTTACTTTTATACCGTTTCGAGGTATACTTTTATTTATATCATTTTAGAGGAGTTGATATGAAAGATATAAAAAACATGACCGATTCCGAATTATTGGAATATGAAATTTACGTAGAGAAAGAAATAAGCAGATTAAATAATTTGCAAATGGCGTTGAAAATCCTTTAACAATAAGAGGCATATGTCGGTAACGGCATACAGAAAATCTGGTGAAAACGGTGAAAATCCAGAACGGACAATACCGTGCCAAGTCTATTTTTATAGAAAGGTGTAACGACTATTCCGAAAGGAAGTAGAACCAAGCGGTTCGAAGCGCCAGACGACCTAAACAGGTTGATGAGATAGTCTGCTCTGCATAGGAATATGCAGCTGCTTTACGCGGGGTTGGATTAGCGAACCGATCCGAACACAAAGGTTAAATTCAGCATATGGCGCATTGGGCAATAACTACTTTAAGTATTTTGATTTGAGACTTGCAGAAGGGATTACAATGTCTGGTCAGTTATCCATTCGTTGGATGGCAAATAAATTAAATGCTATGATGAATAAAACATTAAAGACAGTAGATAAAGATTACGTGATTGCTATCGACACGGATTCTATTTATTTGTCGTTAGAAAAATTAGTTGATTCGGTATGTAACGGTAAATCTGCGGAACAGAAAATTCAATACATGGATAAAATTTGCGAGGAAGTATTCCAACCCTTTATTAATAAAGGTTACCAAGAACTTGCTGATTACATGTATGCATATTCTCAAAAAATGGTAATGAAACGAGAATCATTAGCGGATAAAGGTATTTTTATTGCCAAAAAGCGTTACATCTTGAATGTTCATAACTCCGAAGGCGTTCAGTATAAAGAACCTAAATTGAAAGTCATGGGACTCGAAATGGTTCGTTCTTCCACTCCTGCAGTTTGTCGAAGTAAACTGAAAGGTGCAATTCCTGTCATCCTTGACGGCGATTCTGTTGGATTGAAGCAATACGTTTCTGAATTCAAAGATCAATTTATGAAACTTCCAGTTCATGACATCGCTAAACCTTCCGGCGTGAATGGTATGACCACTTATAAAGGCGCGGATAACATTTATGCAAAAGGAACGCCGATTCACACTAGAGGCGCGTTGCTATTCAATCATCATACTAAACGGTTGGGGTTGGATAAAAAGTATGAGATGATACAAGACGAGGATAAAATCAAATTTGTGTATGTTCGTAAACCAAACCCGTTTCAAGAAGACATTATTTCTTTCCCGACTCATTTACCTAAAGAGTTTGGACTTGACTCTTATATTGACAGGGATCTACAGTTCCAGAAAGTGTTCGTAGACGCATTACAAATTATGGTAAACCCGCTGGGGTGGAGTTTAGACGATTCAGCAAATTTAGAAGACTTTTTTGGATAATGCTTTACTTTTAAACGAAGGTAAAGTATACTTAGTTTTTAGTTTAAATCATTGGAGAATTGAATGAGCGAAGAAGTTCAACAGCAACAGGCGGATGTCATCGATAACTGGTCGATCTGGGGAAGCACAGAAGCGAGCGTGTCTCTCCTGAAATATCAGGAAGATGAAGAAAATTATGTTTATCAGGGTATGATCAATTATCATTTATCCGAAGAACCCGCGCGAATGATTTCAACTCCGGTTGACGTATGGGACGATTGCCCCTATTGTTTAATAAGACATATCATTGATAGATTATCAGATTTATATGATACCGTTGATACTGTTATAGTAATGGACGGCGAAACCGGAGATCTTTTAGACGAAGAATACTCTATTGACGAAGCGTATGCTTACGAACGCGAAGAAACTGAAGAAGAGGTAGCATAATGAGTTTATTGGAAAGAATTAAAAAGAATAGCACAATTAAAGAATCGTCAATATTATCGAGTTCCAAATTTTTTACCAAAAAAGATATGGTAACTACGCCGATTCCGGCATTGAATATTGCATTATCGGGTAGAATTGACGGTGGACTAACGCCTGGACTAACGTTATTTTGTGGGCCTTCTAAACATTTTAAATCGCTTTTTTCATTGATTCTTGCTAAATCGTATATGGACAAATACCCAGATTCTGTATTGGTTTTTTATGATTGTGAATTCGGTACTCCTGAATCTTATTTCGATTCATTGGAAATGGATAAAGAACGCATAATCCATACGCCGATCATGAATATGGAAGAGTTTAAGTTTGACGTTTTGCAACAATTGCAAGAAATCAAACGCGGCGATAAAGTCATTTTCGTCGTAGATTCCCTTGGTAATATGGCGTCAAAGAAAGAAATGGAAGATGCCATTGACGGTAAATCGGTACAGGATATGTCCCGCGCCAAACAGATGAAATCTATTTTCAGAATGATCACGCCTTATCTAGTTAAGTATGACATTCCTATGGTCGCGGTTAATCACATCTACATGACGCAAGAGTTATATAGCAAACCCATTGTATCAGGCGGGACTGGTGTGTATCTCTCTGCCGATAACATTTTTATTCTTGGCCGTCAACAAGAAAAAGACGGAAGCGAATTGGCGGGTTACAACTTTATTATCAACGTTGAAAAGTCAAGACATTCTAGAGAAAAATCAAAGATTCCAGTTACCGTAAAATTTGAAGGCGGTATTAGTAAATGGTCTGGTCTATTAGAGATGGCGTTGGAATCGGGTCACGTAATTAAACCGAGTAATGGATGGTATTCTAAGGTTAATATAGTTACCGGAGAAATTGAAGATAAAAAATACCGCGTGAAAGATACCGATACAAAAGATTTTTGGATGCCTATCATTCAAGATAAAACATTTCAAGAATGGATCAAAAATAATTATCAAATTGCGACGGGTAATATTATCTCATCTGATGATGAAATTGATAAAGAAATGGCGGCAATTGAAGATGAAGAATTTGGAGAAGAATATGCAGAATGATTTTGAGTTTACCGTTGGTCATAAAGTGATGGAGAATAAACATCATGAGATGCATGCAATTCAGTTGACTGATGAACCATACAATGGTATTATCTTTTCTTTTGGTGAAGTAACCTTCCCGACTGATGGCGAACCAGATTCTGATGGCAATGTCACCTTAAAATTTGATTATGACATCCATGATGATGCTGGTATTGAATATAACAGAGAAGCATTTGAGAAATATCTCGGCGACTTCTTGACTGAATTAATTATCTATGGCGTAAAAAACAATAACATCGCTTATTCTGGCGGTGTAGACGAGTAACAGTTTGGGGAGTGAAACATCTCCCCTTTTTATTTTATGGAGTTAATTTTGAGAATTGAACAGACGATAATATCAAATTTAATAACCAGCGAAGAATTTGGTCGTAAAGTTATTCCGCATCTAAAGAAAGAATATTTCGCCGACAGGAAAGAATCCATTATATGTTCTATTGAACTTGGTAATACAAAAGGTATCTCTGATAAAGAATTGTCCGAGTTTACAGATTATGTAAAAGAACTTTCGGTTGAACCTTCTAACCAAGAATGGTTAGTTGTTGAGACAGAGAAGTTTTGTAAAGCACGTGCCGTTTATAATGCGATTTTAAAATCAATTAAAATCATCGAAGGCGCCGATAATCAGTTTACACAAGATGCGTTACCTTCGATTCTTTCTGATGCATTAGCGGTGTCTTTTGATAACAGCGTTGGACATGATTACTTAGAAGACGTTGAATCGAGATATGAATTTTATCATAGACAAGAAGATAGAATTCCTTTTGATTTAGATATATTCAATAAAATTACTAAAGGCGGATTGCCTAAAAAGTCATTGTCAGTTATTATTGCGTCAACAGGCGTTGGTAAATCTATTTTTATGTGCCATACTGCTGCCAACGTATTAAAGCAGGGTAAAAATGTTTTATACATTACAATGGAGATGGCAGAAGAACGCATCGCGGAACGTATCGACGCTAATTTATTAGACGTGCCTTTATCAGATATTGGGACGTTGGATAAAAATACTTTTTTGACTAAAGTCCAACGGATATCTAAAAAGACGCAAGGTAAACTAATCGTAAAAGAATACCCGACGTCCTCGGCGCACGCGGGTCATTTTAGAGCGTTATTAGAAGAACTAAGAATTAAGAAAGGGTTCGTTCCTGATTTTATTTGTATTGATTATATCAACATCTGCGCGTCTCAACGTATCCGTAACGGTTCTGATAAAACGTATACTTACGTTAAAGCAATCGCAGAAGAAATTCGCGGGTTGGCAGTTGAATATAATGTACCAATTCTCAGTGCCACGCAGACAAACCGCGAAGGTATGAGTAACTCGGACGTTGATATTACAAATACGTCAGAATCAATAGGTTTACCACAAACTGTTGATATGTTATTTGCTTTAATTGGTAATGAAGAATTAGACGCAATGAATCAACAGATTGTTAAACAATTGAAAAACCGTTATAACGACGTAAATTACTACAAACGATTTGTAGTTGGTTTAGATAAATCTAAGATGAGATATTATGACGTAGAATCATCTGCGCAAACCAATCTTGCAGATTCCGGTCAACCGAAAAATGATACTCCATTGTTTGATAAGTCTACATTTGGAAGTCGCGCCAGACAAGAGGGATCGTTTAATGATTTTAAATACTAGACTTTACTTTTTGGCATACATAGAGTATACTTATTGAACATTGGAGGAGAAAAATATGAAAGTGATTGTACTTAAACCGGAAGAAGTTGTTCCGCGTCCAGATTTGGTTGGAACTTGGTTAGATGAAACGCATTACCATACGTTGGTCGAAGAAGACATGGATTTGTATTTGCCGCCGGAATGTTCTGTGGGTTTAGAAGCAGGAACTGATGATTGCGGTAA